CGGCGAATGGCACTGTCGCTGCTGCTGTAAACGCGGAGGTGCCGTTGCCCTTGACGTACCCTGTGAGCGTTGCCGCGCCGGTGCCGCCAGTGGCGACCGTGCGGACGTTCGTTGCCGTCGCCGCGATGTCAGAGGCTGCCACCTTGCGGCTGAAGCTGCTCTGAACGATCTCCAGCAGTTCGGTCCCCGCGAGCGGGGTGGTGGCTGCTGTAAGGTCAGGGATCTTTACGTTAGCCATTATGCCAATCCGTATAGCTGATTCAGGTAAAGCGAGAAAGCGTTAGCAGCGACTTCCTGAGCATCCGTCTGTGCGTCCTGAGAGTCGGGACGCGGGTTCCTCACTGGCACGGGATCAGGACGCAGGAGCAAGCGGCTGAAATACGGCTGCGGAACGTCGTCGCACGAGGCGCAGACGTAGAGTTTCAGACCCACCGGAGTCGAGCCGCCGCGATAGTCCTTCTTCTCCCGAAGGTGGGTGTGCTGCACGAGGAAGCCGCAGCCATCGCATATCGCAATAGCTCTCGGATTCTTCGCGTCGAACTCGGGCCCAGTCCGATGCTTCTTTCCCCGTCCATATGCGTACTGCATCAGTAGCCTCCGGTGGGATCAATGGTGATGCGAAGCGGAACGCGCTCACGATCTTCGGCAGCGGCACGAGCGTAGGCGCCGTCAGCAAGTTCCTGCAGGAACGATAGGCGATCAGGCGCAAACTTAACGGACAGCTTCGCAGCCAGTCCGGCGGCAATGGCTTCCATCCAGCGATTCGGAGCATCCATGCTATCCGTGAACGCGCCAGCGTCCTCCTGCACCTTCATGCGGTGATAGAAGAGCGTGACGCCTGCAGATTCCGGCGCCTGCCAGATGTAGATGCGTGGCGTGATCGTGCGCTCAAAATAATACTGGAACGGGCGCTGACCCAGCTGCGCCTTATTCGGGATGGCATCGTATTCAGCGCGGCTGATCGGCGACATCATAAGGTCAGTGGCCTGAGCGCCTGACATCGTGCGCGTATAGACCTGAAGCAGCGAGACCGTGCGTGGCTGCAGATCGTAGTAGAGCGTGCCCGGAGTGAGCACAATCGACTGCAGATCCACGGCCCACAGGTTCGGGCCATTGTTCGCCCAGTCGGAGAACATGTAATTGATCGAGCGACGGGCGCTGTCGATGTCGTTGGAAGCCAGCGACGAAGGGTTCCGCCCCACGCGCTCGTAGGCTTCCGTGATGATATCGATCTGTTCGGTCGTGCCGAAATTATATGTGCCCGAAGTGGTCATCGGAACCTCGCCGCCTTTTTAGCGATGGCCTTCGGCTGGGCGACAAACTGCTTACCCGCCTTTTTGCCTTCGCGCTTGGCCTTAGTCGTAGCAGCATATTCGCTCGGAGTCAGCGACTTAATCGCCGCCGCAGGTAGGTACCGCTCGCCGGTCTTGCTCGACGGCTTGCCGGACTTCGTGGTCCATTTCTGATCGGTCCAGTCCTTGAGAGACTGCTGGGGCTTTCTAATCGGCATAGCCGCCGCCTTTGGCTTTGTATTCCTTGGCCAAAAGCTGCGCCTTGCGCGCGGACCACTGCCCCGCCTTGGTGCCGTGGGTCTCTCGGCCCTTGATGCTGTTAAACAAACGCTCGCGGAGGCCGGGCTTGGTGTAGTTCCCGGCCTCGTTCACACGCGATTGTTTGCGGCCACGCATTACTTGCCTTTGACCTTCGGCTTAGCGACAGGGGCAGCAGCGGGTGCAGGCGCCGGAGCGGGGGCAGCCGGGGCCGTAAAGCCCAGCATGTCCTGCAGCTGCTCGTCCGTCAGGGCTTCCCACTCAGCAGCGGTCATCGCCACTTCCTGACGTTCGCCCTTGGCGTTCTGATATGCGCGAGTGATCATGTCGGCTCCTATGCGGCGTAGATTTTAATCATTTGAAGAGTAATGCTGTAGGTGTCGCCAGAACTGGCCCCGATAGTGGTGAACATGATGTCGCCAGTTTTGCCGGCCCCCGCGTTGTTGCCTAGGATGGCCGTTGTGTCGAAGTTGAACGTGTACATTCCCGGCGAAACAATAAAGGCACTTACGTCAGTCGTTGCATCCCATAGGATGTTGACGGACATCCCGTTTACGGACGCCTCGATCCGCCGAATGTTAACGCCGACGCATTCCTTACCAGCGTAGTTTGCCTTGAGAGCGGAAACATCGACCTTCAGCACGGCGGTCTCGCCAGTGCCATCAGACACGTTGTTGAACTTCATGACGGCTTGGCTGTCGCCGTCAAACAAAGTCTGCGAGTTAACTGCGTCAGCCATTATTTCATACCTTTCAAGGTCATGGCAAAGCGAGCGCGCTGACCCAGTTTACCGGGCGCCTTCGCGGCGGCTTCGAGCTTGCCTGCAGGGATCGGCTTACCAGCCTTCGCCCCGAGTTGTTTGCGGAGTGCGCCGGGCTTTTTAATGGCTTCGGCGATGAAGTTCTTTTTGCCACGCATGTCAGCAGTTCCACGCTTTGCGGGCGAGCCGCAGCCGAGAGTTAGGATCCTTAGCAGCCTTCGGAAACATCTTCATCTGGCCAGCAGAGCGGGCGCAGTAGCTGTCACGACGCGAACCACCTTCCGGTTGCGGACGCTTTAGATTGCTGCCAGTGGCGGCGTTATAAGCCTTACGGCCAGCCTCGTTGAGACCGCCCTTGGGGTTCTTATGCGCAGCCTTGAACTGGAAATCTTTCTTCGCGCGCATCCCGGTCTCCATATAACTGGGGCGACCCGAAGGCCGCCCCAATCATTAGGCTTGAGTGACGCCGTAAAGGCCAGTCTGAGTATCGTCATCAAGGACAAACACCCAGAGCGTCAGGCGCTTCGTGCCATCAGCAGCGTCAGCGGGAGCAAAAGTTCCGCGAACGTCGCCGGTGGTGGTCGTAGCAGGGCTTGTCGTAACAGCTGCTGTAAACGTGCCGGTTGTGACAAACGCGCCACCCCAAGCGGTCAGCACGTAGTTACGGCTATCCGCACGGATTGGAAGGCCAAATACATCACCAGTGCCAACGAAGAAATCGGTGGCAGCAGCGGATGCCGCAATGCTGGTAATCGTCTTAAAAGCCTTCTTACCAGCAACAGCAGTCGTGCCGTTCAGGGTGATCGCTTCCGACATCGGAATGCCGTAGACGTCAGTGCCCGTGATGGTCAGCACAGCCGTAGCAGCGCCAGCAGCGTCGATGATGACGTTCCGGGGAACGTCGAGGGTGACGGTGCCCCCCGAAGCCAAGGCGCCGTTCAGCGTAGCGTTGCCAGCCGCAGCCAGCGTCTGCTGAGCGCAGATGCCGTCGGCGTCCAGAGCAACCGGAACCACATTGTAAACGTTGATCGGCGACATGAAGACGCCGGGTTCACTCGCAGTACCGTTGTTGGCGAAGTTCCTGCCTGCCCGAACGCCGTCAGAGAAATGAGTCATGATGTTTCTCCATAGCTAAGGGTGGGGCCGAAGCCCCACCCCCGGGATTTAGGAAGCGCCCTGCGAACCCCAGCCTGCGCGGAAGTTCGAGCAGCCGAAAGAGTAACGCTCAATGGCCTTCGCCTTGAGGTTGTCGGTGTCGAAGTCCGTGTAGACGTCGGTTTCCAGCTTTTCACGCTCGTAGTACTTGAAGCCGTTCGGAGCGTCAGTCAGCAGGAACCAGCCGTTCGTGTCGGTCAGGAACATGTTAACGCGATGACCCTGCGGAACCGCAGAGTTGTTGTAAATCGCGTTAATATCATTGTTCGCCGTGTCGACGCGGAACTGCGACTGGAGCAGGCGGGTAGCCGTCCACTGCAGTTCAGCCGGAACGATCAGCTTCGTCGGCTTCGTCATGATGCGGAGGCCCGCAGCATCACGGAAGCGCTGAACGCCAACGATGGCGTCCTGAAGCGAGGTTTCGTTCAGGTCGGCTTGGATCGAGAAGGTGTTCGCGACCGTACCGTTGTCGATGGGGTGAGCCGTCGAGAACAGCGGTTGACCATCACCAATCGGGAAGTTTGCCGAGAAGCCGTTGTTCAGAACGGACGCGCCGAGAACTTCCTTGGTCTGTTCCATCGACTGGCGAAGAGCCTTCGCCTGCAGCGGGAACGACGACTGATACAGGTTATCCTTGATAGCCTGACGGGTGATGATGAAGCCGATGCTGGTGTAGCGGTTCACGTAGTTCGTGACGAACCGCTGACCCATTTCGCCGTAGGCGGTCGAGGCGCCTTCAGCCTTGATCTGAGCCAGACCAAGCAGCTTGACTTCGACTTCGATTTCAACGGCCTTATCGGACGTGTGCTTTTCGAAGATCTCCGACCACTGACCCGGATACATCGGATAGTCGCCGAAAACGGCGGCCAAACCGGGCCGGAGCAGGTCGCGGATTGCGGTAGTGTTAATAGCCATTTTTCAAATCTCCCTGCTGGACCGATCAGATGCCAGTCACGCCACCCCGGTAGAGGTGGTTGTTGATGACAACGAGCCAGTTCGCGAAGGCCCCGATAGCGTTACCCGGAGTCGGGTCCAGCTGCAGGATCTTCAGGTTCAACGTCGAGGTGTCGGCTTCCGACGCGTTGTTCAACGAGACGGCAGACGTACCCGTGGCGGTGGAACCGGAGGTGTACAGGAAGTTCGCGTTCAGGCCGCGGTCAGCAAGGGCCAACGGGGTACCCGCAGCGCCAGAAGCATTCGTTTCCTGAATGGTGAACACGGTGTTGGGATCGTCGATCACAAGAGCTTCAACGACCGAGCCGGTGAGAACACCGGGGTTACCCGGCCAGTAGTTCTCGAAACGGACACGACCGGTGCTGTCAGTGAACTTGACGCCCCAGAAAACGCCGACGCAAGCAGCGCCAGCGACGCCCACGCCAAGCGTGCCGTCAGTGAGAATGGTGACGGGATCGCCACGGAAGAGTGCGGTCGCGTAAGCGTTAGCAATCTGATACGGATTAGTCGCGCCAGTCCAAGCAGAGCCATCCAGCTTCTTGACGGGGACGAGCCCCTGAGGCGCATTGGTACCGTAAGCCATACGGAATCTCCATGCTGAAGTTGAGGGTTGGTTTCTGCCGGTACGTAACGGCAATCGTTTTTTGCTACGATACGTGACGTAGCCTCGGGGTGAGCCTGCCATACTCAGGGACCACGGTACGTGACGTGGCGTCGATGTAGATGTAAATTATGCTTAAATAGGACTGCTGTCAACAGCATACAAAAAGACCCCCGCCCAGTTTCCCGAGCGGGGGTAAGTTGCCACAGCGAAGGGAAATACACTGTGGACCGGAGGTTAGTCCTTAAACGAAGTGACGCGCTCGAACGCCACTCCGGTGCCCTTATCCTCAAAGCGCGGCAGGTTCGGGTCGTTCTGACCGGTCCATGCTACGTCCTGCAGGGTTTCGATGTTTTCCAGATCGCGCTCGCGATTGCGCTCTTCGACGTCGCGGGTCGCGCATTCGCAGAGCATCAGACCACCGCGACGGATAACCATCGCTTCGGTGCCCTCATAGCCCGGAAGCGGAGGCGGAACCATCTCCGGGTGACGGCCAGCGGGAACCGGCTGCCAGCCGCGGATCATGCGGTCGGTCATGTTATCGGGATCCGGCTCGTTCAGAGTCGACTCACGAACCCAAGCGTAGGTCATGCCCGACGGGATCTTATCCTTCGGGACATAGAGCTTGGATTGGAAGTGCGTCTCAGGGCGCTTGCGCAACCCAGCTTCACGAGTTTCGGTGGCACGCGTGGTGCTAATGCGAGAAGAACGAGCCATTAGTTTGCTCCCTTTTTAGTTTTCAGGATGTAGATTGCATGGTATTTTTCAGCTTCCAAGTCATTCATGCGACTGCCGTTTGGATTCCGATACGCGCCTGACTGCGCCATCTGGTGCGCCATGCGACGCTCATCAGCGCTCAGACGAATGCTCGTCGACTTCCTCGGAGGCTGCCCCGGAGCGGTGCGCTGGACGGGTGCAGCATTTGAATCACGGCTCATTGGCGGTGCCCTCTTAGTTGGAGTTGCTTGCGCTGCGAACGCGTCAGGAAACTCCCGGCGCAGATGGCGGTCGATCTCCGTGAAGTAATCGACGCTGCCAATTTCGTCATCGCGACCCTCAGCGCGGAAGCGGCGCTCTACGCGACGTGCATAGAGGGTGGCCTCTTCGTGCATCTCAGGATCGAAATCCTCGGACTTGGGCTGGAACCATGCGTTCTTCTGAATCCAGCTTGCCGTGCGAGGCTCAAGCGTGACCTGCTGCTGCTGCGACGGCTGAGGCGCTGCGGGCTCAACAGGGCGAGATGCCTTGTTCTGCTGCTCACGCTCCCAGTTCGTGACCGCTTCGAGGTCGTTCATCGTCTTGTTGAACTGATACTGAAGATCGTCGATCTTCTCGTTGTCCATCATGGAACGAGCTTCGGAGAGCTTCTGCTTCAGGTCCATCGCAGTGACGCTCAGGTTGTTCCTGTAATGCGTCATCATCGCCTGCTCAGACTGTTCGCGCAGCTGCGACTCCTTCTGCAGACGAGCCTCCAGTGCCTGAGCGCGCTGCTCTGCCTCAGCCGCCTTACGGGCCAATTCAGAGATACGTTTCTCAGGCGAGCGGCGGCGCTTGGGGGCCTCCTCTTCCTCTTCAGGCTCCTCCTGTTCGGCTACCTCTTCAGGCGCCTCAGGCTGCTCCTCTTCGGGCTCTTCCTGCTGCTCGTAATC